CATCTAGCGACGGTAGAAGCCGACGCCGCCGACACACGCCAGGATCAGCAGCACGATCAGGATCAGAAGTAAAGGATCCATACCCGTGCCAACGCACGACTCATACCGCCAGATCGCGCGCGAGGCCATCGAGTTGGCTGAAGAGGGCTGGGCCTACGCCAGCTATGATCAGCGCGACCTGTTTGCCGCCGATGCCCAACTCGACGACCTCAAAGATCGGCTCACGGCCACGCGTCGAGTTCGTCGCGGACTACGCAGACAGTTACCAGCCGCGCGGCGCGGCGCGCCAACTCTTCGCCAACAAGGATCGTGAGGTGCTCCTGGCCGGCCCCGCCGGGACGGGCAAGTCGCGGGCCTGTCTGGAGAAACTCCACCTCGCCGCCCTGCAACGGCCCATTCGCGCGGCCATCATTCGGAAAACCCGCGCCAGTTTGACCCAGTCGGCGCTGGTTACCTACCGCACCAAGGTCCTGCCGCAGCCCAGCGGAGTTGCTTTCCACGACACCGATCAGGAATTCCGCTATCCCAGCGGGGCGCGCGTCGTCATTCGCGGGTTGGACGATCCGGAGAAAGTTGGCTCGACCGAATTTGATCTCGTCTACGTACAGGAAGCAACTGAGTTGGACGAGAACGATTGGGGCATGTTGCTCAGAGGGCTGCGGAACAACGTGCTCTCGTACCAGCAGATCATGGCCGACTGTAATCCGGCGTTCCCGCAGCACTGGCTCAAGCAACGCTGCGATGTCGGGGAATGCACCCTCCTTGAATCGCGCCACGAGGACAACCCGCTCCTGTTCAGTGACGACGGCCAGGCCACGCCGTTCGGGACGACCTACCTGCAAACCCTGGACAGTCTCCACGGCTACCAGTATCAACGCCTGCGCCTCGGCCTGTGGGTCGCCGCCGAGGGCATGTTCTTCACCGAGTGGGATCCGGCCAAGCACGCTCTGGAGGCTTTCGACATCCCCAAGTCCTGGCCGCGCTGGGTCAGCGTCGACTGGGGCTACGCGGTCCCCTTCTGCGCCCTGTGGCACACCCGCGACCCCGTCACCCGCCAGGTCTACACCTATCGCGAGATCTACGCCGCCGAGATTCGCGAGGAGCAGCAGGCGCAGCGCATCCGCGAGCTATCGGCCGACGAGCGGGTGCTGCTGCACATCCTCGATCCGGCCATGTTCAACCCGCGCACGGAGTCGAAGCGGCCCAGCATCGCCCAGGTCTACTGGACCGCCGCCCGCCTCCGAAACCTGTACCCCGGCATGAACCAGCGCATCCAGGGCTGGAGCATCATGCGCCGCAACCTGGCCGTTGACCCGGCGCAACCCGAAACGCCCCCGCGCTGGCGCATCTTCCGCCGGCAATGCCCGAATCTCTTACGTGAGTTGCCCACCCTCGTCCACGACCCGCTCGATCCCGAGGATGTGGCGGACGTGGTGGGCGGCAAAAAAGTCGACGATCACGCCGCTGACGCGGCGAGATATGGCCTGGCCGCCGAGGCCCAGCCGCCCCTGCCCGCCAAGCTGAAAGCCCGCTGGGGCTAGCCTGCCACAGCGTGGCGTATCATGCCGCGCAGGATGGCGCTCCAGGCGTACTCGCCCTTCAGCGGAGCCACCGACCCCGAGTCGGATCAGGCGCAGTCGGAGACGTTGGACCTGGCCGACGACCTGCGGCGCAACTTCCGCAACCGCGACGAGTTGTACCGCGAGATCGACGCCATTATCTACAACGAGTACGACGTGGAGATCCCGGAGGCTTATCGCAAGACGGCCTTGCAGGTCCACACCCCGCTGCCGATGCAGATCTGCAACCAGGCGGCGGCGGCGCTCAGCGTCAATCCGGTGTCGGTGCTGTTTCGGCCACTTGGTTTCGGCGACATGCAGCAGCAGAACGCCAGTTTGCGCGAGCACTTCTTCGAGGCCAGTTGGCAACGCCAGCAGCAAGAGGCCGGGCGACGCTTGCTGCGGACGTTCATGTACTCGCTGGTTAGCAAGGGCGAGGGGATTCTCAAAACCCAGGAGCGCAAGAGCGCGGCGTGGGCCGGCTACTACGCCGAGGCCCGCAGCCTGGCCCATGAGTTGGCTGCCGAGGGCTACGACGACGACGCCTACGACCGCATTTACAACTCGAAAACGGAAGAGTTCAAGCTCAGCAAGCCGTACCCGATCAGCACCATCGATGTGCCGCCGCAGTCCTTCTACTACCAGAAGAACGAAAACGGCTTCACCGCCTGCATCGAGGTCAAGAGCCTGAGTTACTCGGAGGCCTTGCTCCGCTTCGGGGCCAAGCTCGACCGCGATGGCCACGTCTATGTCCCGCGCGACGGCTCCGAGATCGACCCGCGCGCCCTGGGCCTCGATCAGCCCGTCGAGGGCCTGCGCGGCTACAGCGGCGAGCAGCAGTTCATCACCTGTGTCGAGGCCTGGGACTACAAGTACCAGCGCATCGTGCTCATCGGGCCCGGCGACCAGACCTCGCGCAGCGGCAGCCTGGGGCGCGGCGTGCTGGTCAAGAACACCCGCCACCGCTATGGCGACCCGTACCTGAAGAGCCTGCGCGGCCCGTACTTCCATGCCCTGGGCGTGACCACCGACTCGCGGATGCCCGAGCACGCCGGGCTGTCGGTGCTGTTCGGCTACCTGCGCCTGTTCCCGCTGCTCGACAGCTTGCTGACGGTGCAGGCCAACGCCAGTTATATGACCGGCTTCCCGGCGTTCAAGCGGACCCTGCCGCCCGGCTCCATCCCGGGCATCCCCGACTCGCAGTTGCCGCTCGGCCGCGACGGCGACGAGAGCGGTGTCGGCGAGCCGATTGTGCCCGGCGAGATCTACCCCTTCGACATCGCCGCCATCGACATGCCGCGCGCCGGCTCGGATAGCGAGAAGCTGATCCAGAACGTGCAGGAGATGCTCAAGGCGGCGATGCCCGATGTCGTGCAGGGGGCGGTGTCCGGGGATCAGTCCGGGTACGCCATCAACCAGGCCGCGCACCTGGCCCGCCTGGCCTGGGACCCCATCGTCAGCAACGCCCAGGCGGCGCTGTCGGAGCGGACCAACTTCGAAAGCTGGATCATCGAGAACTGCATCGGCGAGGCGGTCTACGCCTGGGGCGAGCGGATGCAGCAGGGCCGCACGACCAAGTCGCCGACCAAGGCTGGCTGGCTGAAGATCGGCCCCGAGGAGTTGAGAGGCGTCCACCGCTACGAGATCCGCCTCGACCCCGAGACGCCCAGCAACAAGGTCATCGAGACGCGGGCCATCATCGAGCAGATGAACGCGCGGCTGATCACCTACGAGGACGCCGTGACCGAGATGGGCTCCAACCCCGACGAGGTCGAGTTGTCGTGGGCGGCGCAGGACTTCAAGAAGTCGCCCGAGATGGTCGCCCTGGTGCAGCGGCTGACCTTGCAGAAGGTAGCCACGATCACGATGGGCAAGATCGAGGGCCTCGGCGTGGATATCAACCAGATGCTCGGTGGCGGGCAACCGCCGTACGGCACCGGGACGCCGCCCGGGCAGCCGACGCCGAATCTGAACCAGGCCGGGGCCCCGCCGCCCAACCCGGTGCCGATGCCTGGCCAGGGCCTACCATTTGCCCCGCCGCCACCCGGCGGGGGTGGCCCCTTCATGCCCCCGGGTGGCGTGCCGTCGCTGCCGCCCGGGCCGGTCGCCGGCCTGCCGATGGTGCCTGGTCCGCCACCGGGCATGGTGCCGCTGCCGGGGCAGCAGTAGATGCATCGCCGCTTGTCGCCGCGCTGGCGGCATCGCAACTGGTGGCTCGATAGCTGGATCGTCTTCCACTGGCGGACGTTCACCCGCCCGCATCAGTTGGAAGTGCGGCCGTGGTGGCGGCAAGCCTGATGGCCGAGAACAGCATCGACCGCCTGGCCGACGAGTTGGCTCACTGGGCGATTGACTTCTCGGACAAGATCGCCGCGTCGATCCAGGGCGGTGTCCACGCCCCCAACTCGGCCCACCTGACCGAGCCGCAGAAGCTCGACTACTACACCCGCCAGTTCTTCGACGAGATGGGCCAGCCGAACATCCCCGGCCGCGCCCAGGAGATGCAGCGCCTGGGGCCCGAGGGCTTTGCCGAAACCTTCGCGGCGGTCCTCAAAGCCCACCCCGACCTGCGCCAGCCGCCGCCGGGGCCGTACACGCCCGGCTTTCGCGGCCCCGACGGCCTGCCTGGCACCGACATCGCGCCCGACGGCCTGCCGGCCCAGGGCGCGACCGTGGCCCCGCTCCCCGACCGCATCCCGATGCCTAGTGGCCCCATCGCCCCCGATGGGTTACCGACAACTGCCTGATGGCTGATTACGACCTGTCCACGTACGAGGGCCGTCAAGAAGCGCGCGACGCGGGCAACTGGGTCGGCGACGACGGCAG